CCCTCGGCCTTGAGACGTGCGGCGGTTACGATGTTTCTTTGGCCGCCGTTTGGTATCGCTATTATCTTGGCTTTGTAGGTCTTGCGAAACCAGCTTACAAACTCCCGTTGCTCAACGTGTTCACTTCGCCCATTTTCGTTGGACGACTTTGTAATACTTGCCTTCCCTCTTGTAGAAAATCTCATTTGGCGGCTTGCCCTTATTCATAATGTAGCAGATATCCTCCAAATTGCTTGTATTCAGAAACTTCACATCAATCTCTGATTTGATGGCTATGCTTGCCAACTTACTTACTGCCATGTTCCCGGCGTATCCTTCGTGCTGGATCGGAAAATATTCTGCAATGATAGGATCGGCCAGTATTTTAGAGTAATACTGCACCTTAACCATATCTCTGCCACTGGTTCTCGACCTATGCTTAGACCACTGCCAATCAAGAACAGAGAATCCGTCGTTGTTGTGGCCCATGATATCTATGTCGTGAAGCCTCATGCGCTTCTCTTTCGGCTGAGGGAACTCGTATCCGCAGTCTGGGCATACTTTGACGGCTGGGGCCACTAAACTATCACACTCAGGGCAAACCTTTACTGGAGCCTCTCCAGTGCCTTTCCCGGGCTTATTCGGCGGCTCCACTCTGGTTATCGGGCCATGCATTTGGACTACGCCAGCAAAGTCTAAAACTAGGCAATGATCGGTATGGCTCTTGTTACGCATACCGCGCCCAGCCATTTGGACGTACAGGCCCGGAGACATCGTTGGGCGTAGCATTGCTATAAGATCAATGTCTGGATAGTCAAAGCCAGTAGTTAATACGTTGGCGTTGGTTAGCGCCCGTATTTTGCCAGCCTTGAACTCGCTAATAATTCGTTCACGTTCTGGCTTTATCGTATCTCCAGTAATGCATTCAGCCGCTATGCCGTTGTGGATAAGTATGTCTTTTATGGCTCTGGCGTGTTTTACGCCAGCACAAAAGAATAACCAAGCCTTGCGATCTTCTGCCAATTTAATCACTTCGGCAACAACGCCTTCGTTGGTGTGTTGCTTATTAACTGCATCCTGCAACTCTTTCTCGATAAACTCTCCGCCGCGTTTATGTACGCCAGCAACGCTTAACTTGGTTCCAGTTAGCTTTGATCGAAGAGGCGCTAGAAACTTATCCTCAACCAACGCCTCGACGCTGGTAGGCTCAATTAGCGCGTCAAATATCCCGGGCTTGTCAGTTATCATGCCATGCCCTAATCGGTACGGAGTTGCGGTCAGGCCAATCACTCGCATGGCTGGATTAATCATCTTGAGATAATGGATCAGCTTGCGATAGCTGGTGTCAGTGTTATGCGATATCAGGTGCGCCTCATCGACGATCATGAGATCAATGTGACCTATTTCGGTGGCCTTGTTTCTGATAGACTGAACTCCGGCAAATGTGATTTGCTGATGGAGTTCTTTACGCCCAATTCCTGCGCTATATATTCCTAAAGGCGCATCCGGCCAGTGCAGTAACATTTTTTCCGCGTTCTGCTCGATCAACTCTTTTACATGAGTAACCATTAAGACTTGAGTCTCGGGCCAGTTTTCTACGGCATCCTTACATATAGCAGCGACAACGTGCGACTTGCCACTGCCGGTTGGCAACACGATGCATGGGTTTCCGTACTTGTTAGCGTGGAACCAGTCGTATAGTTGATCAATCGCTCTTTGTTGATACTTACGAAGCATTAACCAATTATCTTTCCGCCATCAAAACGCAAGTCTGTAATAAATTGATCTGGCTTCAAACACGCATCAAGATTGCTAACTAATTCTGTGCTGGCGTATGTATTAGCATCGCCTTCACCGTTTCTAATAAACTGACCGTTAATTTCCCATACGGCCTCGTTAGGATCGTTACTTTCCAATCGAGTCCAAGGCACAACGTCAGGATGCAGGACGTGCGAGTCGCATCCCTTACGCTGAAAGTCCTCTGGGATCTCTTCAGCATTAAATCTTTCGCAATCCCATGTGCCATCTTCTTTTGGTGTTGAATGAGCGCACGTTCTGCAATTGATTTGCTTAGTAGGCTGGCCCTCGTGACAAATATGTCGAGCCGGGCATCCCTTACAAACAAACCAGCTAGGATCGTTAGATATCCTCGGAGGAGCCTCATTTGCCAATGTAATTACATTGCCCTTATGTAATAACCTTTCTGCAAACTGTTCGTCGAAATCAACGATCTCGGTGTACAGTTCATCGTTATCTTTACAAACGGCAACGTATAACGCCTTATGAATCTGCTTGCCAAGCATATAAACTTGCATCTGCGCGTAATGCATTGGCTTGGACTCTTTGACTCCGGTTGAAGCCACTTTGTTAAATGAGTTTTTATTGTGAGTCTTAAACTCAGCAATAAACTTTTCCTCTTCGTGTCCCGGCACTCCTCGATGAATGATACCGTCAACGCTGCCGCTAACGTGCGTACCAAACTCTACTCTTGATTGATTGTCGCCAACGTTACGGATATCAATTCCTATGGCACGTAAGTCTGAGACTATGACTCGCTCTTCTAGTTGCCCGCGCCTAAACAGACGACGCATACGTCCCGGGAAGTGTTCAGCAAAAGTCCAACGAAACATATACCAGAGATATCTTTCGCATTTGTGGCCAAGCAATGATCCGCCCATGTGTCCACGTTGAGTGTCAGTATTTTCTGCATGGTATTTATCTATCAGTTCGACTATTTTGCTCATGATGCTCCTAAAGAAAAGGGGCCGAAGCCCCTTGTTTATCGTTTAGCCCAAGGCGCTGATCCATTGGCTGCCTTTTGAGCAGTTGGAACTGGCGATCCCCCGGTCAGAGGTTTCCAATCGCGCACGTCGTTTTGCGCGGCGTATTGATCCGTTGCGGCTCTGGTATTAACTTTAATCTTCAAGTCCATACCAATTAGCTCATCGGTGTTTTTCGGCAAACTTGATAGTCCTCCTGCCGCAGCAATTTGACTCAATTGTTTCCTTCCGATTGCCTCTGCCTGTGCGTTTGGATTGTTGATTGTTACGTTACCAAACACAACGCGGCCAGCGTAATCATTACCAATAATGTCGTATCTTACTGAAATAAAGCGTCCATTACCAGCCTTGGTGGTTTTTAATTCTGCTCCCATAATCCGAGCGTCATACCATCCGTCAGGTAACGTTGTATATTCTTTTGGCTCATCATCAATAACCAAATCATAAGATTCAAAATCTAAATCACTCATATCATTCTCCTTCTAAAGAAATTGAAAAACTAGGTCTGCTAGGTGTCGTTGTTATCGCGCCTAACAATACTTTGGTAATGCCTTCGTCAGCCTTACGCCAACTGGACATATTTATTTCTGGCTTCCATCGGAACAATGTCGGCAAGTGGTCACTTAATCCAGACTCATTTGCAATGTCTTGCAATCTGTCTGCATCGACTTTGTGATTCAATCGATTAACCACTTTTACTTTCATTCGTCCTTTTTCGATGTTGACTGTGCCTTCAACGGTTTCGTCAAGTTCCAGTATTTCTGCCAAGCGATCCTCAACTGATCGTCTGTCGTTAACTGCTTGCCTTTCCCGTTCTTTGGCGTTGAGCCACGCTTCCGAGAGTTGTACGAACTCATCCATTATGCCCTCCGATCTTCTGGATTAACTGGCCAATGTCTGGAGCCTCCCATTCATCGAGCTTGCCAGAACGATCCTTTGCCTGCCATGAGGAATCACCAGCGCACTTTATACCGCGCCATGTGTTGCCATCGACATCCTTCTCAATCCGTAACGCCAGCACTTCGTCAAAGAAGTAAGGCAGTTGCTGACCGATCTTGTTGCCCGGCATCGATGGCGCGTACATAACTCGTCCAAGCTCGTCCGTCATCTTCTCCAGCTTGGCGGTCATCAGAACGTGCATCGGAATATCACGAAAAGCTCTGATCAAGTCGGTCATCTGCTCCTGCATTGCGCCGTAAGCCTGCCTCGGATCTTTTGCGTTTTTCTTCTCGTAATTGAGAACGGTTTCGGCGATCTCTGAGATGCTATCTATGGCGATAGATGAGAAATCCTTAGAGTTCTCTCCGAGCCATTGATATGCTTCGCGTAAGTCCGCCATGTTGCCAATCTCGATGTACGGTATATCAGCATCATTGATTGACAAAAGACCGCCTTCTGCCGACAGAATTATCGGATTTGGCATGGTCTTGATTAGTGTTGTTTTACCAGCGCCAGCTTGCCCGTAAACGAGCATCTTGACTCCGGTCGCCGCAACAGACGACGTTGTTTTTAAGTTAATAGCCATAAGGCCTCCATAGTTATGTGCGGTCGGACAATCCGGTCGCACGTCTGTTATATTAGCACAGCAAAGATGGTATTGGTGTACAGTCTCCAGCCATAACTAATAATTCTGAATAATCCTCAAACGCCTCTTCGCGTTCCTCTTTGTCGTACATTTCAATTTCAGGAAAGTAAAAAGCAAGATCCTCAACAACAACAGAGTAGCCGTCGTTTTCAATCAGATATAGCCCAGCTCCATCAAGAACAACTCCATCTACTTGGATGTTTTTTTCTCTGGAGTTAAGCGCGATCAATGTGACAACGATTGGCCAACTCTTGCCGTCGATTTCCCTGTGAACGCTAAACTTTTTACTTATCATGTCCAGCATTTTAATCGCTTTCGTACTTTTCAATCATTGCTGGCTCAACGAGTTGGCAAAAACGCTTGCCCTCGACGTGCATTTGGAACTCGTAACTATCAACGTCAACAGTTTGAAGCTCCGCAAAGTATCCGGCGTACTCTAACAATTGAGGCAAGTCATTATCGTCTCGCTCAATGAAGGCCCACTTGCCATCTACTTTGATAATGCTCGGGATCTCGTGATCGCGGTCTGCTGCCATCGCAAGGAACAACAAATTAACTTTGAGTATTTTCATTTTGATATCCTCAGTTGGTAACAAGGTTCACACATCCATCTGCGCTGGTGACGGACTTGCTTCCATCTGCCACCAACAGTTGTTTTGAATTTGTTGCAGTAAGAGCAGTGGCGCTCTCCTGTTGCTTCCGCCACTGCCTCACGCATACGCCTAAGTTCCTGCCTATGCTTATCAACTTTCATTAGACGTTTACCTTTACGCTGTAAACCGCAGTAGTCTTGGAATACTTAGCAACTACATCGCTTGGTACGCCCATATCTTCTAGCAGTTTTTTGTAGTCAACCGTTGTGCGGTTAGCCTCAACGTATGTGGCGTTGTACACCAGCCCGTTGATTTTCTTAACGTCATGCTCGTTGCAGTAGTTTTTGATCAGATCCTTAAACACTTCTGCGTCGCGCTTGTAATCGTCGATTATCTTTAAGATAGCGCCGAGCTTATCAACCATGCTTTCAATAACGTTTTCGTTTTTCATACTGTTCTCCTAAATTTTGGGCTGTCTGCCAATCAGTTCGCCCGATAAGTAATTATAAACCAGATTGACGCTTTTGTGTCAATTTTAACAATTTTTAAAAAATCAAAGCTCCAAGAAAGATCCCGATCATGCACCAGATAAACAATTCAGCGATTCGTTCGTCTTTCTGCTCACCGAAGTCTGATCTGGTTAGGCTCTTGCCGTAAATATCCCTGGCGGTTCTGTTGTAACGTAGTGTCCAATTGCTTTTATCGTGCATTTTTTTCTCCTAAAGGAAGGGGCCGAAGCCCCTTTGGTTAAAAGTTGTAGTCGTAGAATTTAATTGGCTCATCGGCTAGGTGATGACGACCATGCTTGCTTCTCCAAAAACCGTACTTGTAGCCCTTTGGTTTATTGAATCTAGCGCGGATGATTGGTTTTGTTTCGTCTGAGGAAATCAACCACTTTTGTTTATCCTGATTCGTAGTGTGTCCGAACCATCCTCCCGGGATAAACTCTCTGCCCCAATTTGTCTCAACTGCCTTCATCTCTCGAATCTCTATTGTTTTCTCAGAGATCACACGCACAACTTCATAAGGTACAACATCTGTGTAAAGGTGCTGGTTACAAAACTTTTTTATTTCCATTTTCTTCTCCTTGAAAGAGGGGCCGAGGCCCCGTTATTAAAAGTGTTTAGCGCACTCTGGGCCAATGCCAGTTTTGATGCTATCAGGATGTGTAAGGGCGCGATTGCAACGGCAGCAACGGCCCTCGTGCATGATCTCGAAGCCGTCCATGTCGCGGCGATACAACTTCGTTAAGACCCACTGTAGCGCTTTAAAGCTAGGGGCATCAGGTTTGCCTTTTTTGCCAGCTAGCAATGGATCAGAGTCAACTGGAAGAGCGCACTCTTTAAGAAATCCGATGTACTGACTAGCGGCCCAGTCTTGATTGTCAGGGCCAGCAAGAACGCGTACAAAGTATGGAGCTGCGTCTCGCTCATTCTCTGGTTTAGCCTGAGTGACTTTGTATGTGAAATGCTTATCAGTTTTAAGTGACTTGATAGTGAATACAGCATTGCCACCGTAAATGAAATCAATTGCAGATTTGTGGTCGTCGAATTTGCTCATTTTTTTCTCCTAAGTTAGAGCGTTCGGCCAATTCCGTTTGCTCATAATTAGTATTTAATAATATTTCAAAGGCCAGATCAACACTTTTTTACTAAACAATTAAAAAAAAGTGTCAATGTAGCCTATTTGCCACACCTTTTTCCGTTTCGTAGCTGGCTAGCGAACGGAGAATGTGCGTATTTCGGCGTAAGCCAGCCGGCTAGCTTACGCAGAATGTGCTTAAAAAAAGGTACATAGCGCGCTACGTACCTTTTATCTGTTAAGCCAAGCGTCCTCGATTGCCATGCACTGTTTCTCGCGCCATAGCCACTCTCTGTAATCCCGGGCTGGGCCTTCATATTTGGCCCACTGCGCCGCGTGGCAGGCTTCGTGCAGGATAATGTGTGGCTTGTTCATATCCCATCTGACGTAGATTACCGGGATATCGCCAGCCAAGAAAAAAGTGGCGTTGCTCGGAGTGATCACCGTCTCGGGCGGATAGTGCAGGTTGAACATAAGAAGAAAAGCAATTATCTCTTTCATGTTTGCCTCCTTTCGCAATTGATTGTAGACTCTTTAGTGTTTTAATATAGAAAAAAAGCGTCACTAAAATGGAGAAACGTATGGAAATTAACGAAATCAAAGACTTATTATCTGATCGGAACTTAAAAGAGGTGAGCCGTCGAACAGGGATCGGTTACTCGACGCTTAGAAATATCGCCTCTGGCAGGTCGCCTGATCCAACGATTAGCACCGTAAACAAATTATCTGAGTATTTCTCAGCAACTTGTCCGGGGCTACAACATGGCTGACATAAAAAGCATTTGGCAAAACAACAAGCCCGCAGATCCGCCAGAGGTACAGCTCAGGAACGCGATCATTGAGGCCGGATTAGAGCCTCCGAAGGAGATAAATCTCGATGGCAAGATTCACAGATTCAATTCTGGCACTAAAGGTCGATCTGGTTTCGGTGATAAAAGCGGCTGGTATATCGTTTATCCTGACGGCATTCCTGCTGGTAAGTTTGGTGATTGGCGGCTTGGCTTGGAGCATAAATTCATTGCTGACATTGGTAGGAAACTCGCGCCTTACGAAGAGATGGCCTTCTCTCGAAAGATTGAGCAGGCCAGAAAAGTTCGGGAGGCAGAAGAAAAGTTAATGTCCGAGAATGTCTCGGAGGTCGTCCATAAGATATGGGCTGAGGCCGCAGACGCTAACTCGGATCATCCGTACCTATCCAAAAAGAAGATCAATCCGAATGGGGCCAGAGTTACTGGAGACGGGCGCTTGATCGTGCCTCTGTATAACGCAGATGGAGAGCTGACGACATTGCAGTACATCGACGGATCGGGAAACAAGCTCTACCACGCAGGTGGCAAGACTGGTGGATCGTATTGGTCTATTGGCAACAACGATAACGATCACATATATGTGGCGGAGGGCTTTGCAACTGCATCGACAATCGCTGAGACGATGCACAGGACGTGCTACATCACATACTCAGCGTCTAACATACCTTTGGTGGTCGAGAGGCTCAGGGATCGCTATGGAGCCGCTAAACGCATC